GGGCCGTCCGATGTGCGGAGGGTTCAAAGGTCCCGCCATACCGCACCCGTGATATATCCCGACGACGATTTCCAACAACCATGCCGAGTGGCGCGATGCTGCTTGGCGACCTGACCCCGGTGCGATGCCGGCGATGGAGTGATGACTATGACCCGTGGAGGTTCCCGTAATCGCAGTGGCCCGCAGGGCGACCCGAACTCGGGTCGATCCGAGCGCCGCGGTTACAAGCTGACCGCACTTCCGTCGTCCGGTTACCCGGGTGAGGTTCCGTCGTGGCCGCTGCCTAAGCGCGAGGTCTTCAAGAAGGTAACTGACGATATCGGCAACACGTCGCAAGAGTTCGACGCCGCACGTACGAAGGCTGTGGCGGAACGCGAGGTCGAGCTGTGGTCGTGGGCTTGGTCCCTCCCTCAGGCTTGCGCGTGGTCTATGCCATCCGAGGCGTGGCGACTTCACACGATAGCGATGTGGGTTCGCACGTTCGTCCTGTGTGAGTCGTCTGACGCTACGGCCGCCGACAAGGGCAGCTTGCACCGCTTCGCTGACCAGATCGGCATGACACCGGCTGGCCTCCGCGAGAACGGTTGGGCGATCTCGGTCGACGAGGTCGGTCCGCGTTCCCGCGAGGAAGAGTCGGAGCAGGAGCAGCCGCGCAAGTCGTCGAGGGACCGCGTTAAGGCCGTCCCCAATGTCGGCTGACGATCTGGCCCTCGACTTCGACCCGCTGCACACGCTCGGGTTCCTTGCCACGGACTGGATTGAGCAGCATTGCCGCGTCCCGGGTGGCGTGTATGAGGGCGAACCGCTGACGTTCAACGGCTGGCAGCTCTACGTCACCGCGAATCACTACCGCATCAAGCCGAAGGCGACTGTCGATCCGCGCCGTCTGCTCGAGCCGTTCCACTACCGCCGTTCGGTGATCGTGGGGCCGCAGAAGTGCGGCAAGTCACCTTGGGGTGCCGGTTGGTTGTTGTTCGAGGGCGTCGGGCCGTGCCTGTTTGCGGGTTGGGCGACAGGCGTCGAGGTGTACCGCTGTGACGACCACGGCTGCGACTGTGGTTGGGAGTACCCGTATGCCGACGGTGAGGCGATGGGAGTCCCGCGGCGCAAGTCGCTGATTGGGCTGCTAGCGCTCGCGGAGTCACAGACGAACAACGTCTATGAGCCGTTGCAAACGATGATCCACAACGGGCCACTGAAAGACTTTGTGCTAGTCCGCGAGGGGTTCATCCGCTTGCCGAACCGCGGGAAGATCATTCCACTGTCGGCCGCGGCGAAGTCGAAGCTCGGCCAGCCGCTAACCGCCGGCCTGGGTGACGAGTCGGGGCTGTACACGGCGCGCAACAAGGTGCTCGATACGTGGCAGACGATGGGCCGCGGCATAGCCGCCATGCAGGGACGTCGCGTCGAGTTGACTAATCCGTGGGACCCGATGGAGAACTCCGCGGCGCAGCAAGCATTCGAGTCACGCCGGCCGGACATTTTCCGCTACTACCGGAAGCCGCCCGCTGACCTGTCGTACGCGAACAAGCGCGAGCGGCACAAGATCCACCTGCACGTCTATGCGGACGCACCCTGGGTTGATGTGACGTCGGCTATCGACCCGCAGGCCGCAGAGTTGGTGGAGACGGACCCGACGCAGGCTGAACGGTTCTTCGGCAACCGTTTGGTGCAGGGCTTGGGCGCGTTTCTGTCGGACGAGGACTGGACCCGAAATGCCGCCGTGGAGCCGTCAACTGAGCGTCGGATCTGCCTTGGGTTCGATGGGTCGAAGTCGAACGACTGGACCGCGTTGCGCGCTGAGACGATCGACGGTTACCGATTTACCCCGACGTATGGTCCTGACGACCGGCCGACAATCTGGAACCCGGCCGAGTGGGGTGGGCGCATCCCGATCAGCGAGGTGCGCGCGGCTGTGTCTCAGATCTTCGACGATTTCGAGGTTGCCCGCTTCTACCTCGATGACGATCCGATCTGGTCCACCCAGGCTGAGGACTGGATCGGCGAGCACGGTGAAGATGTGGTTGTGCCGTTCAAGACAGCGACTACGCAGCGCATGTTCGACGCGTTGGTGCGTTACCGGGACGACCTGACCGAAGGAACCACAACGCACGATTCCTGCCCGATTACGAGGACGCACGCGCTGAACGCCCGAAAGGTCGCCAAGACGGGCGACCGGTTCCTATTGGGCAAGCCGTCTGATACCCAGAAATTTGACGCACTAATGGCCGACGTGCTTGCTCACGAGGCCGCCGCTGACACCCGCGTGGCCGGCTGGGCGAGCAACGAACCGACGATCTTCTTCTTGCGCTGAAAGGTGGTGCTGACTTGTGGCCCTTTCCGCGGATGAGCTTAAGACGATTGACACGCTAAAGCGGCGACTTGACGACACCTACAGCAACGACAAGAAGTTCTCGGACTACTACCACTGTTTGCAGCAGGTTGAGCAGCTCGGCATGGCGATCCCGCCTGCTATGCGGCGATTCCTGGTGGTTGCGAACTGGCCGCGGGTTGTCGTTGATACGCCGGTTGCCCGTGAGCAGTTGCGCGGACTGTTCCTGCCGGGTGAGGACGTCGCAGATCCTCGTCTGGCGGCCATTGCGGACGCGTCGAACCTGGCGGCTCAGTTGAAGATGTTCAACCGCGACCGTCGCATCTATGGCCGTGCGTTTTTGTCGGTGGGGTCGAACGAACTTGACCCGACGTTGCCTCTCATTCGGGCTGAGTCGCCGACTGAGATGGCGGCCACGATCGACGTGCGTCACGAGGTCGTCACGTCCGCGGCGCGTTTCTACGGCATCGACCCGGAAACTGGTCAGTCGCCGACGAACCTGACGCTGTACATGCCGGATTACACCGTGTGGGCAGTCATGCAGGACGGTTCGTGGGTTGAGGCCGACCGCGACGACCACAGGCTGGGCCAAGTGCCGGTCGTGATGCACCTGAACAACCGCATGTCGGGTGGCGCGATGGTCGGCGAGTCGGCGCTGGTCGACATTATCGGGTTGACAGATTCGGTGGCCCGGTCGCTGACGAACATGCAGTTCGCGCAGGAGGCGCACGGTATTCCGCGCATGTGGATGACTGGCGTGTCTCGGCAGGACTTCATTGACGAGAACGGTCAGCCGATCCCGGCGTTTAAGGCGTATTTCGATGCGATCCACACGCTGACTAATGCCGGCGCGAAGATCGGCCAACTCACGGCAGCCGACCTGAAGAACTTCGAGACAGCCGTGCGGCTGTACGGCACGCAGGCGGCGACGATCACCGGCTTTCCAGCCCGCTACTTCGGCATTACGACGGTCAACCCGTCCAGCGAGGGCGGCATCAACGCCGAAGAAGCAGAGCTGGTGCAGCGCGTTGAAGCGGAGAACCTCGAGGTTGGCGTGACGCTCGGCTGGGTCGCCGCATTGGCGCTTAGGTTCACCGGCGCCGAGCAGATCCAAGGCTCACGCATCAGCGCCGAATGGATCAACCCGGCGACGCCAACTGTCGCACAGCAGACCGACGCGATCGTGAAGCTGCGCCAGGTCGGCCTACTGTCCCAGCAGGGCGCGTGGGATGAGATGGGCTGGTCGCAGACCCGCAAGGACCGCGAGGCGAAGTATTTGGCGCAGGAAGCCATGCAGACCCTTGACGCATTGAAGCTGACCGGCAATGACGGATCAACTGGCGTCGGCGCTTAGGTACAGCAACGACTCTCGGCGTTTCCAGTTGCGCGTTCTTTCAGTTGCCCGGTCGTTGCGGTTCGCTTCACTGGCCGAGTTGCTCGCGTTGATGGACGCGGCGCAGGTTTCAGCGGCGCAGTCTGGTGCGGACTCAGTCGACGAGATGCTTGCCGAGCAGAACATCGACGTGGACCCGGACGGCAAGGTGAACCCGGCCGCGTTCGCTGGCGTGGCATCGGATGGGCGCGACATGCGCGGCCTGATGTCGTTCGCGCAAAACCAGAACCTCGTCACGCCGCTGCAGTTCGACCGCATGGTGCTCACGCAGGTTCGGGATGCCGGCCGCAATGGTGCGTCGGTGGGTATTGCTTCCCGACCGCGCACGGTCGGTTACGTGCGCATGATCCAGGGCGCGACGTGTGACCGATGCGCGATCTTGGCCGGTTCGTTCTACCGGTATAACACCGGGTTCGAGCGGCACCCGTTCTGTGACTGCATCCACGTCCCGGCGTCGGAGAACACGTCCGGCGATCTACGCACTGACCCGTCGAAGTATTTCGAGTCACTGTCGCCCGCCGAGCAGGACAAGTCGTTCACGAAGGCTGGCGCGCAGGCAATCCGTGACGGCGCGGACATGTCGCAGGTGGTGAATGCTCGCCGCGGGATGTCGTCGGCGCAAGTGTTCGGCCGTGATCTCAAGGTCACGTCAGAGAGCAGGGGCGCGAAGAAGGTCCGCCTCATGCCAGAGAGCATCTACAAGATTTCCGCGAACCGGGCCGAATCGATCCGGTTATTGCGGCTGCACGGCTACATCATCTAGCCGCCACATTCCACCCCAAGGCGCGAGGCCGCGGGGGTCAACCTCTGCGATGGAGGCAGCACCACCATGTCGGACGAAACAAGCAGTCAGGAAGCCACCACGGCCACCGAGACGGCACCGGAGGGCGCGACGCCTGCCGATATGCCGCAGAACCTCGGAGACGCCGGCAAGAAGGCCCTCGACGCCGAACGCGCCGCGCGCAAGGCAGCCGAGGACAGCGCGAAGACGTTGCAGGCCGAGCTGGACAAGATCAGCAAAGCCAACATGTCCGAGCTGGAGAAGGCGCAAGCGTCCGCAGCGGAGAACCTGAAGGCCGCCGAGGCTGCCAGGTCCGAGGCGTTGCGGTGGCGGATCGCCGCGAAGCACGGCATCAGCGACGAAGACGCCGAAACCTTCCTCACCGGCACCGATGAGGCATCCCTGACGAAGCAGGCCGAACGACTCGCCGCACTGGCGCAGACCAAGGCCGGTCCGACGACCCCCAAGCCCGACCTTACTCAAGGCGGGTCCGCCACTCCCCCGGCGCTGAACGGCGACGGGATCGAGTCGGCACTCAAGACAAAACTCGGCATCAACTGATGCCGTCCCCGTCCTAGGAGGACACCATGGCTGTCACTGCCGCAACACAGACCGGAGACTTCTCCGGGTTCCTAAAGCCCGATCAGGCTCAGGCGTACTTCGACCAGGCGCAGAAGTCGTCTGTCGTGCAGTCCCTCGCACGGAAGGTGCCGCTCGGCATCAACGGTGTCGAGGTTCCCGTCGTCACGTCCAAGCCGACCGCCGGTTGGGTCGCTGAGGCCGGGCAGAAGCCCGCCACGCAGGGCGCGCTGGGTCTGAAGTCGATGACCCCGAAGAAGATTGCCGCGATCGCGGTTGTCTCTGCCGAGGTTGTCCGGGCGAACCCCGGCAACTACATCAGCATCCTGCGCAACGACATCGCGGAGGCGTTCGCGCTTGCGTTCGACGCTGCCACCATGCACGGCACGAACTCCCCGTTCGGCGCCGGCCAGAACATCGACGCCACCACGAAGGCCGTCGAGCTGGGCACGGCCACGGTCGCAACCGGCGGCATCTACGCCGACGTGAACGCCGGCCTGTCGCTGCTGGTCGCCGCGAAGAAGAAGCTGACCGGTTTCGCGTTCGACTCGATCATGGAGCCGACGTTCAACGGCGCCGTCGACCTGAACGGTCGCCCGCTGTTCGTGTCGGAGCCTTACGCGGGTTCGGCGTTGCAGGCCGGTCGTCTGCTAGGCCGTTCTGCGTTCATGGGCGACGGTGTCGCGACGTCGGACGGCAAGGCTGTCGTCGGCTACGGCGGCGACTGGTCGCAGGCCGTGTGGGGCGCCGTGGGTGGCATCACCTACGACGTTTCGACCGAGGCGACCGTGACCATCAACGGCACTCTGACGTCGCTGTGGGAGCACAACCTGGTTGCAATCCGCGCCGAGGCTGAGTACGGCTTCCTGCTCAACGACGCCGAGTCGTTCGTGAAGTACACCAACGCCGCCTGATGGGTGACGTCGTGACGGTGACCTTGCCGTCTGGCACTCGCGTGTCGTGCGACAAGGAGCTGGCTGAGCGTCTTGGTGGCACGGCTGAGAAGTCGTCATCCAAGGCGTCGGTGAAGAAGACCGAGAAGAAGTGACGGGAGGCGGCCGACCATGACTGACGATGAACTGCTCGCGCAGATCGCGGTGACTCTTGGTCGGCCGCTCACCGAGGCCGAGGCTGCGTCCGCCGCGCTCTGGTTGACACAGGCTCGGGCGATCATCCGTGTCCGCTTGGGCGACCCGACACTGTTGGATCAGGACGCGTTGGCGACGGTGCTGGTTGAGGCTGTCGCGAACCGCGTCAAGAACCCTGACCCGGTGTCGTCGTCATCGAAGCAGGTTTCTGTGGATGACGCTTCGTCGTTGGTGACCGCGTCGTATCAACGTTCGACTGGTGCGATCGACATCCAGGATTGGATGTGGGATCTGTTGACACCGGTCACGGTGTCGCGTGGCGCGTTCGCTGTCGAGCCAGGGTTCGAGCCGTGATCGGTGACGATGTCGCCGCGGTGCTGCCGGGCTTGCGTGCTCACGCCGAGTCGTTGATGGTCGATTCGGTCCTGGTTGAACGCGCAGACGGTGATCCGACTGTCAACGATAAGGGCGAGGTTGTTCCCGGCTGGCAGGCGATATACGCCGGCAAGTGCCGCCTGATACGGACCGATTTCAAGGACTTCTCAAAGTCTGCCGGTGAGGCCGTGTTCGACGCCGCCGATGTGAAGTTGGCGCTCGCAATCACTACCGAGACGGGCGCGATCCGCAATGGCGACCGGGCGACGGTTACGGCGGTTGACCCGGTGATCGGCGATCCCGCGAATTTGGGTCGCCGGTTCACGGTGCAGCGCGATCCGGCTCGCTCGCACCCGGTCGAGCGGCGTTTCTCATGCACGGAGGTGTCGTGATGGCTGGCCCGATCGTCATTGACGTGTCCCAGGTTGCCGCGTTGGCTCGCAACCTCACTGCCGCCGGCCCCGCCATTCATGCCGCGGTGGCACCGGTTATGGCGAAGGCCGGCCTCGAGATGAAGCGCAAGGGCAAGGCTGAGGCGTCCGCGATTCAGGGCGGCCGCGTTGCTGCCGCGTGGTCGTATGACACCACCAACCATGCCGGTGACATCACCGTGGAGGCTGGCCCCCGTGAGGGTGGCGCCGGTTCGTTGGCATTCTTCTACTACGGCAACTCCAAGATCGGGCCGCGCCTGCCGGATCCGGTGCACATCGTGGAAGAGGAAGCGACCGTTACGGCACGCTTCCTTGAGACGGCCGCTACTCGTGCGATTCGGGCCCTCGGATGATTGACGCCGAAGCGACCGCGCTCGCAGTGAAGGCACTGCTCGAGGTCGAGGGCCTGACCGTTTACTTGGACGTGGTGCCAGACGTTCCCTCCTACCCGTACGTGGCGCTGTTCTTCGATGGCGGGCAGCCTGCCGATGACTCGTTGGGTGCCCAGTTGGAGCGGTCCGCGTTCTACCCGCGGATGACATGCGTGGCGTCGGTGCCGGTGTCGAGTGGGCAGGTGGCGTCGGCGGCGTTGACTGCGGCGTGTGCTCAGTCGTTGCGGTGGGTTCGTGGGCGTGCGTTCCGGATCTTCGGCCAGGAGATCAGCGCCGGCGGTGGCATGGCCCGTATTGAGTCGGCTGGTTCGTCCCCGGCATCCCGCGACGACGACGTGCCCGACCGGCTCGTGTTGTACAGCGTGGAGACGCTGAAACTGGCTGCGCTCACGGCCTAGCCCACCCAATCCGCAACAACCCCAACGGAAGGGGTCATTTCGTCATGCACGAATTTGTCGACGCTTACGAAAAGCGCACGGGCCGGAAGCTACCGCACGCGGTGCCCGCCCACTTTGTTGGCGATTTCTCCGCCATAACAGGACTCTCCGCGACCCCGCGGGGCAAGAAGAAGGCAGACGCCAAACCGGCCGACGCCGATACCGCCACCACTGAAAAGGACAAGTAATCATGGCCGCAGTGCGATCCCTGCTCGCGGGGCACACCAAGTTCGTCATCCTGACCACCCCGCCGGCAGACCCGGCCGCGCCGACGCTCACCGAGCTCACCGCCGGCGTCGATGCGTCGTGCCGCGTGAAGGGTTCCAACTTCGTTGCCGGACCCGCCGACTCGGAGACTGTCGATTCCGACCTGCTCTGCGAGGACATCAAGGGCCAGGCGTACGGGCAGTCGAACTACACGCTCGAGTTCTCCCCGTACCGCTACTTCGACGCGACGACCGGACAGGCTGACACGTCCACCGGTGGCGAGGTCGGCGACCAGGTCTTCCAGCTCCTGAAGGAGAAGGGCACGAAGCTCTACTACTACATCCGCCGCAACGGCAAGAAGTCGAAGGACGACTTCGTCGCCGGTGACGAGGTGCTGTACCTGGCTGGCACGAACGACTGGCCGCAGCAGTCCACTGACGACGGTTACATCAGCGTCGACGTGAAGGTCCTGGTCGACGAGGCCGAGCCGAACGCGGCGGTCGCTGCCGGGGTCTGACCCTGATCGCCCGGCCCGCGTCTTCCTCCCTTGTTGGGCGCGGGCCGGTGCACCACCACTCAACAGGGGAACGCAACAAGGGAGACAAGGGAAATGGCTACAGCGAAGAAGAAGGACAGCTTCGGCATCGACGCGGACCCGGAAGAGTTCGACATCGAGGAATGGCTGTCCGGTGCGTCACTGCCGGCGCGGACCGTGAAGATTTACCGGGACGCCGGACTACGCGCCGAATACGACGCGCTCGAGCAGAAGTTCCTCCTGATGCAGTCGCAGGTCAACCTCGACGACGACGACAAGGATGACTCGCTCGGCGTGTCGCCGCAGGTGCAGGAACTGTATGACGTGGCGAAGCAGTTGCAGAAGCTGATGGCCCGCCTTGAGGATTCCGCACTGCCGGTGAAGGTGCGCGCACTGACTGGCGACGAGGACAAGAAGATCGTCGAGTCCAAGGTGAAGGGCGACAAGGCCGCGTATGCCCGTCTCGCTGTCGCTGTCACATACCCGAAGCTTCCCGCCGATGGTTGGGCACGGATGCGTCAGGGCATCGGTGAGGTGCAGTTCGCGGACATTTGCAACGCACTGTCGGAGCTGGCCGGGTTCGCTTCCGGTGGTCAGGTGATGCCGGATTTCTCTCCCGGGCTCTCCGCTCTGCTGTCAACGACGGAGTCCTGAACACTCTTCGCACTGCACGCGACTGGCATGTGCCGATCTCGGTTATCCGGGAGGGTCGTTCGCCGTCGAAGCCTTGGTTGCCGTCTGACCGGTTGTTGTCGATCGCGCTCACGTTGCACGAACGCTCGATCATGGGGTGCGGGCACTACATCGACGAGCCCGGCGATTGGAAAGCCGAAGAGTTTGTGTGTAAGGCGTGCGCAGCCGTGGAGAAGCACCAAGCAGACCACGAGAAGCCCACGCCGGGCGCGAAGGTTGTCGCGATCAACGTTCTCGATAAGGACTTCGGTGAGGACGAACTGAAACCGGAGTTCGGCTAGTCGTCGCTGGGTTGTTTGCGCAGGTCGGCTGAGTAGTGGATGAGCCACAGCACGGCGCCGATGAGGAACGCGACGGCTCCGATGATGACGGCAGCGCCCTTGTACTCGATATCGGCTGCAGCCCCAAATATGGCGAGAGCGAGCCCCGCTAATGCGAGGAACCCTGCCTCGCGGCGACTTTTAGGCACGGCGTGCCTCCCTTCCCTGAATTTCACATCATAGAGCGGAGGCGTGCCTGTGGCTGCTCGTTCGGTTGTTATCAGTTTGATCGCGAACGTGGGCCAGTATGTCGCGGGTATGCGGTCGGCTGGTGCCGCCACGACGACGATGGCACGTCAGGCGCAGACGGGATCTGCTGCCGCGTCGCGTTCATTCACGCAGGCTGGCGGGAACGTCACGAAGCTCGCGAAGGGTTTCACGGTCGCCGGCGGCGTGCTCGCGCTGGGTTTGGGTGCTGCGGTCAAGGCGTCTGCTGATTTCGACGCGAAGATGGCGGTCGTCAAGGCGAACGTCCACTCGACGCCGGCCGAGTTCGAGAAGCTGACCGCGGCCGTCAAGTCGCAGGGAACACAGTTCGGGTTCTCGGCGATGCAGTCGGCGGACGCGGCTGACGACCTGGCGAAGGCTGGATTGTCGGCGACGCAGATCATCGGTGGCGGCCTGACTGGTGCGCTCACGTTGGCTGCTGCTGGCAACGTGTCGGCCGGCGATGCTGCTGAGACTGCGGCGACGGCGATGACGATGTTCAAGCTGTCGGCGAAGGACATCCCGCACATTGCTGACCTGCTGGCGGCCGGTGCGGACAAGTCGACGGCGTCGGTGTCGTCACTGTCTGAGGGCCTCATGGAGGGTGGCTCGCTTGCTCACCTGATGGGTGTGTCGATCGAGGACACGACCGCAGTGCTGGCCGAGTTTGATCAGTCGGGCCTCAAGGGCGCGAAGGCCGGTAACGCGCTGAAAACGATGTTCCAGAACCTTCTGGACCCCACCGACAAGCAGCTCGGTGTGATGAAGGATCTGAACCTGTCGTTCTTTGACGCGAACGGCAAGTTCATCGGTCTGCAGGCTACCGCCGGCGAATTGGCAGAGAAATTGGGCGGACTTGACGACAAGTCGCGTAACGCCGCGCTGTCGATCCTGTTCGGCGCCCGGTCCATCCAGGCCGCGAACATCCTCTACAAGGACGGCGCGAAGGGCGTAGCCGACTGGCAGAAGCAGACGAACGACGCCGGATTCGCTGCCGAGAACGCCGCGAAGAAGCTCGACTCGCTCAAGGGCGACCTGAACAAGCTGAAGTCGGCCGCGATCGAACTCGCGATCAACGGTGGCGCGGCGGCAACGAAGTTCCTGCGCCCATTGGCGCAGGGCGCAACGGACCTTGCCGGGAAGATCGCGCACCTGCCTCAGCCGATCCTCGTGGTCGGTACGGGCCTACTGACGCTCGGCGCCGGCGGGCTGTTGGCTGCCGCCGGGATCATCAAGGTCGTCGGCGCTGTTCAGAAGATCCGCACTCAGTTCTTGGCTGCCCGTGGCGCTGTGGCGGCATACACGACTGCGCAGATCGCCGCCCGTGGCGCAGTTATCGGCACCGCTGAGGCGCAGTTGGTGCAGAGCGGTGCGATGGCAGCTTCGGCGCGGACGTTCACCGCGCAGGGCGCCGCGCTGGTGACGCTGGCCGGCGGACAAACAATCGCGATGGGTGCGTTCGGCTCTGGCGTTGCCATAATCGGGCGGCTCGTCCCCGGCCTTGGCGCCCTCCAGGCTGCCTACCTGACCGCGGCTGCCGGCGGAAGCAAGCTTGCCGCCGCACAGATGGCGGCCGTTGGGTCGGCGAAGCTCTTGGGTAGCGCTGCAGTAGTGCTCGCCGCCGGCTATGCGTCGGTGAAGGTGACGAAGTACATCGACGAGCAGAAGGTCGCCGACGTCGAGACGAAGAAGCTCGCGGCTTCTATGAAGTCGTTGTCGTCCGGTCAGGCGGCCGGCGGTCTCGCCGACCTGTTCCGTGAGTCTGGCTCGAATGTCGTCCTGTGGGGCCATCAGATCGGCGCCGGCCGCGAGCAGGTGGTGTCAACCTCCGACGTGGTGAAGCGTTTCTCCCAGGATCTCGCCGCCGCGAATCAGGGCAGCTTCAAGAACTTCGCCCACCAGATCGGCCTGTGGGGTGGCAGCGCCGACAGTTCAAACAAGCGACTCGGAGAGCTGGACAAGACCCTTGTCCAGATGATCAAGAACGGCGACTCGGCAGGCGCGAAGAGGGCGTTCGCGCAGTTGACCAAGGGTATGGACCCCGCCCAGGTAGAGCAAGCCAAGAAGGCGCTCTCTGGATACGCTGCCGCGATCGACGACTTGCCGAAGAAGGCGAAGGCGGTTCCGTCGCCGACGAAGGCTGCCGCCGATGCGATCGAGGGCATGGGCAAGAAGGCCGGCACGTCAGCCGAAGATGTAGACGCGCTCACGAAAGCGATCAAGGGACTCGGCGACGCACAGCTAGGTGCGCGGGGTTCTGCTCGCGGGTATCAGGCCGCCATCGACGACGCGACGAAGTCGCTGAAGGAAAACGGGCGCACCCTCGACATCACGACCGAGAAGGGCCGCAACAACCAGGAGAAGCTCGACGCGATCGCGTCGGCGACAACCGATTGGGCATCGACCCAATTCAACCTGACGAAGTCGATGAAGCAGTCGAACGCAATCCTGGACACGGGTAAGTCGAAGTACATCGCGCAGGCTGTCGCATTCGGCATGAACCGCGACAAGGCGAAGCAGCTCGCCGACCAGTTGTTCCGGATGCCGGCGAATGTAGACACATCGGTGAACGTCGACGGCGTAGACGGCGCCATCTACAAGGTAGACAAGCTCGGCAACCTGGTGATCTCGGTGTCTGGCAAGAAGATCACAGTCTCGGCCAGCACCACGAACGCCGAGAACGTCGCGAAGACGCTCTACAGCATCAAGGATGCCGTGCAGTCGACAACCGGCAAGTCCGTTCGGATTCCGACGTCGGCCATCGATTCGCCTGAGACGTTGCGAAACCTGTTGGGCATCAAGGGTGCTCGTCTGGCAGCCGACGGCAGCGTGTCGATCCCGACCGCGGCACTGAATGCGGAGGGTACGACTCGCCTGCTTGGCTTGCTGGGTCGTACTGCCGTTGATGCCGACGGTAAGTCGGTGATCATCCCGGCCGGCACCCCGAACGCGCCGGCAGTCATTGGGCTAATCAAGCAGATCCACGGCGCGCAGATCGCCACCAATGGCAAGAAGGTCACGATCAGTACGAGCGCACCGCTAGCGGAGGACACGAAGCGGAAAATCAACAACATCAAGGGCGCTCAGGTTTCCGCCAATGGGAAGTCAGTCACTATCACCTCGTCGGCGCCCGGTGCAGTGGATGCCTACAACAAGATCACCGCGCTGTTGCGGGCCGCCCAAGACAAGACGGTCACAGTCCAGACCTACATGGTGACGACGACCATTCAACGGCACGTTGATGAGCGTTTGGCGCGAGGTAGTGGCAGCGGCATGGCTAAGGGCGGCATCCTCGACGCGAACGGCGTGCAGCGGATGGCGACCGGCGGACTGCGTGAAGCGCAGGTGCGTAACCGCCCCACCCTGTGGGCAGAGGCAGGCCCGGAGGCTTACATCCCACTGTCGAAGGATGCACGGCAGCCGCGGAACATCGACCTCACGAAGGCCGTGGCCGACTACTACGGCTACAACCTCGTCAAGCGCGCTACGGGTGGCATCACGGGCGGTATGGCGAACTGGCTGTCCGCGCTTCCGGTGCAGTCGACGCAGCGCGTCATCGTGCAGCAGGCGCAGTCCGGGCAGGCACAACCGATCCGCATCGAGATCAACGGTGTCCCGATGGACAACGCCAACAATGTCGCGAAGGAGCTGCTCTACAGCATGAACCGCAACGGCATTGGCAAGTGGGCGAACGCGTGATGTCCGAACTCTTTGAAGAGCAGTGGGAGTTGGACGGATTCCTGTTCGGCGAGGAAACACGGTTCCGTCTGGCGCCTGGCTTGGACTTCGGTAGCCCTGAGATGGCCGTGCAGGACGCGACTCGTCCGCAGGGTGACGGGTCGCTGTTCGGCCGAGATTACTTGAACGGTCCGGAGTTGCAGTTCGTCATTCATGCCCGCGACGGGTTGGATGTGTGGTCCCGGATCAGCGAGTTTCAGCAGGTTTGGCGGGCGGATTCGACCAGGGCGCAACCTGGCGTGTTGTCGGTGCTGCGGTACCGACAGAACGGCCGCACGTACCGTTACCTGGGCCGTGGGCGGAAGTTCGACGTCGTCCCGTTGGAGCGCAAAGACGACCAGTGGCAGCAGATTACGGCGACGTTCAAGCTTGCCGCACCGGAGCGGTACATCGAACCGGCCGACGCATCAACGCGCACGCTCCGGCTGGATCTGATTCAGGCCGACCCGGACGGCGGTGTCGTGTGGTCGCCCGACTTGGCGTGGCCGATCGAGTTCCGTCCAACGTCGCAGGCCCGCGTTGGCGAGGTCACTGTCGGCGGGTTCCGGCCGGCACCGTTCAAGGTGCAGGTCTTCGGGCCGGTCGAGGGTGTCGCGTCGAAGATCCGCCTGTCGGGTGACGGGTGGGAGATCGCGACCACTGCGACTGTGCAGCACGGGCAGTCGTTCCTGATCGACACGGCGGCGAATACGTTTGGCAGGGCTGGCTATTCGTTGGCCGGCACGTTGTCGCGCACGTCCCGTCTGACCGCCCGCTTGAACCCTGGCCATCAGTTCATCCAGTTCGACGCCGTTGACCCCACGAACACTGCGTACGCGGTCGTGACGTGGCTTGACACTGTCCCCGCGTAAGGAGATCAGACATGACGTTTACCCCCGTGTGGGCTGTTGAGGGTGGTCGGGCTGATGCTGCGTCTGCTCGCCGTTTGGCTTGGGCGGCGACGAGTGGCGCGTCTGGTGTGACTCGCCCGCTCGACTTGAAGGTGTCGGCGTATGCGGTCCCTGGCGCTGGGGTGAACATCCGCACCGGTGGCGGCGTGGTCGAGTCGACCTATGCGGGGGCGGGCGCTTGCGAGTCGTACCAGTTCGCCAATGACGCGACGACGCAACTGTCGGTGCCTGGCGGGTTACCTTCTGTCACAACGTATTACGTGATTGTGCGCGTTGATGACTTCCATTACAACCAGTCGCCCGCACCGGCCGACCCGCTCACCTACAACTACGTGAAGCCTGACGTCGTCACCTCTGGCGCGCTGTCGTCGGTGACTGACCCGTACATCCTGCTCGCGAAGATCGTCCTGCCTGCGAACACGGCGGCAATCACGAACGCGATGATTACCGACCTGCGCACCGTGGCGAACCCCCGCGAGCAGACGGTCATCCGGCCCATCACGGCGGTTGCCACGGACACCAACATGAACCTGGTATCTGCCGACCCGACAGGCGAGATCTTCCCCGGCCACGGTTACGACACGATCGGCCCGCAGGTTGTGAGCATCCCGTCGTGGGCTACCAAGGTGCAGATCCAGTGCACCTGGCTGGGCATCTACTACCCGAATACGAACCCGTTCGGGCGGTACTGGGTCGAGTGGGGCCCGTCGACCGGCAGCAACACTCGCGCGATCTCGACGGATACCTTCCGCTTCGACGCGCCACAGGCTGGGGTGTCGCGGGCGATCTGGATCGCGGCCGCCGAGCAATACATCCCGGCGTCGTACCGGGGCACTGACCAGACGTTCGTCCCGAAGGCCCGCTACGACTCCGACGCGTCCCACCGTGGCGTATTCATGGACTACATGTCCGGGATGGTTTGGACTTTGAGGTTCCTTGAGGTCGCCGACGACAGTAACTCGTGACCATGACCGAGGGATGGCACTACTTCGCCACGAACCTAGACGGCAACGGTGGTGAGCAACTGATCGCCACCGACTTGCCGTTGGCGGGCGTGAAGATCACGTCGACGATGTCGGGTCCGGGTGGGCTGACTGGCACTATCCCGGTGGAGGTCGGCAGGCTCAAGGGCGTCGATTTCAGCATCTTCGTCCCGTGGCAGACCGCGGTCTATGCCGAGCTGGGCGGTGTCATCCGTGGCGGTGGCATCGTGACCGGTGTCGACGTCGATGACGCGACCGTGGCTATCACCTGCCAAGGCTTCACCGCGTTCGCAACCGGGATGCCGTACGCAGGCGAGATGAATTACGTGCAGGCGGACCCGTTCACGATTGCCCGCGAGTTCTGGTCTGACCTGCAGGCCCGCTCGAACTGCAACCTTGGGCTGCAGGTGGCGTGTTCCCCGTCGTCGACACCGGTGCGGCTCGGCTTGCTGCCGGTGGAGAAGTGGCCGCAAATCCACGAGGGCTACCCCGGCAACCCGTTGCTGCCGGTGGGCACGTCGTTTGTGGACTGGTGGATGGAGAACGGTAAGCGCAAGGAGCGGTACGGCACCGCGACCCGCACCTACGGCAAACCGTCCGCTGACGGGAACGTGTTCTACCTGTTGCGTGACCGGGCGACGGGCACTGTGACCATGGATGACACCGGCGACGGGCTGCCTGCCACCGCTGACGTGCTTGGCGTTGTTGATGCACGCACGAAGAAGCCGACCGTCGACGGCGACGGCGAAGAGCTGCAGCCGTGGAAGCTCAACTATTTCGACACGCTCGACATGGGCGCCCGCTGGGACGATCTCGCCAAAGACGGCGGGTTCGACTACTACGAGGACCACGCATGGTCGGGCGACACGATCGTTCACACCCTGCACCTGGGCTACCCGACCGTGGGGCGTGACCTGCGCCAATCGGCTCAGCACCGGTTCGAGGTGGGCGTGAACGTGCAGGTCGTGCCGACGGTGTCGCTGGACGGTGACGACTACTGCGACATGGTGCTTGTGATCGGCGCCGGCGAGGGCAGGAAGGCCGCTCGTGGTGCTGCTGCGGTCCCGAACCGTGGTCGGCTGCACCGTTACAAGGTGGTGCAAGATCCGATGTTGAAGACGGCCGCGGAGTGTCAGCGTCGAGCGGCTCAGTTGGCGTCGTCGTATGCGGGCGACCAGAACATCGCCACCCTGATCGTGCGGGATCACCCGTTCGCGCAACTCGGTTCGTATCAGGTGGGCGACACGATCGAGGTGATCGGGTCCGGCAACGGTTGGACTGGCGGCCTCGATCAGACGTTGCGGATCACCGGCATTGAACTCAACCCCGACGACGGCGACTCGGCGACGTTGACTGTCGCCCGGCCAGACAAGGTGAGCAACAGTGCCTGACTATGTCGCTAAGTTCGAGAAGGCGATTGACCGCAGGATTGACCGTGCGATCTCCCAAATGCGGAAGTCGGGCCTCGCGCAGTCGTCGATCGAGAACGGCGGCGTGGACGAGGTCGACGCTGACGGCAACCTAATGTCGCGGGTGGGCGCGCAGTTCGACGACACGCACGCCCCGGTCACATTCTCCGGTCCGATCCCGCCCATCCCTGCTGGAGTGTCTGTTGCTGCCGGCTTGGGGTCGATCAAAGTCGCATGGGATGGCACGTTCATCGACGCACTGGTCGCACCGTTGGACTGGACGGCGTTCGAGGTGCACGCCTCCCCCGACCCCGACTTCATCCCTGACCCGCTGCCGGACTCGTCTACGCGGGTCGGGATCATCGGGCAACCTGCGGGCGGCTCGCTGACGTTCCAGCCCGCCACGGGCAGCGTGTACGTGCGCTGTGTGACCAGGACGGCCGCCGGCAAGTATTCCGACCCGACCATTGCCGTGGATGCCTATGCGGTGCCTGCTGCGGCGTCGGTGAACCAGGACGGCGGCGGCGTGTTCACGTCGCTGTCGGTGCAGGCCGACCCGATCGTGCTGGGTGTCCCGCTGCTCGGGCAGTTGTCGAACCCTGCCGGCCCGTCCGGGTGGGCCGACACGCTGTCTTGGGGCTGCGTCTCCCGCGCCGACTTCACGTCGCTGGTGAACAACATCACGATCGCGCCAGGCGGCTCGGTCACACAGATCGGGCAATTCTCCGTCCCGCTCAACCCGAACCGGTCATATCAGCTCGTGATGCACTGGCGCGGGTACGCGGCACTGACTCCGGGCGCTTACTCGAACGTGACGACCCGGTTCTATGTGACGAACGCGACGGACCCGAACGGGGAAGCACCGGACCCGACCACGTCTTCCACGGTCATCGGGCAGCAGTCGGAGAACTTCGCGAACTCAGCGACCGGCCTCGATGACCAGTTGGTGATCAACTTCATCACCGGCGACCCGTCCGCCGGCAAGGGCGCGGTGCAGTACAAATTCATGCTCGGCATCTTCGCCAACGGCAACGCGTTCACCCCGGACATTGTGAACGTGCCCACGCAGGACAACTGGGTCGTGACGATCTTCGACACGGGCCGTGTCCCGCTTCCGGCCCCTGTTACCGCGCCGGGTACTGGCACGAAACGGACCTACATCTCGACGTGGCGTGCTGACAACTCGAGGTCGTGGGCTGACGACAGCACCGTCTATAACCCGACCGGCGGCTCTACGACCAGCAACATCCGGCAGGGAGTCGCGGGCGGGCACCAATGGTTCGGGGCGTTCTCCTGTGGTAGCAACGGCATTGCCGGTGAGACGACGAAGACGATCGCGCAGGCCCTCACTGGTGGCGCCGTCATCCAGAAGGCCGAAGTGTGGGTGCAGATCACCTGGTCTGGCGAGGACGTCGGGCAGGTCGAGTTGCGGCCGTTGGGCGCGAACGCTGTCCCGTCGACGATGTCCACCCCGCCGACGTCCAGCAACATCACGAAGCACGACTACCCGTCACGTAACACGGGCGCGTGGATCACGGTCCCGACGTCCTGGTTCACGACCACGAACAACGGCTGCATCATCGCCTCCCCTGACTGGCTGTTCAACAACACCAACTGTCAGTTCGCCGGCGCCGGTTACTCGACGGTCGCCGCACGCCCGATGGTCCGCCTGACCTACACGCGCTAGCAAATAAGGAGCCACTGTGAGCACTGACCTGCCCCTGCTGACCGACATGAAGCCTCGGCTGGTCACCACTCTTGCCGGCAACCCCGGCGGCCGGGTGATGCAGTCGTTCACCCGTGCACCGTGGACGGACGAGTTCTTCGTCGCGTATGTCGACAGTGTCGTGTCGGGTGGGCCGTCGAACCTGCGCATCGCCCGCTGCGACTCGTCTGGTGCGATGCTCGATTACGCAGTGTTGCAGGGCGGCGGCCACGGCGCATCGATCACCAGCGAATACGAGTCGGGCAAGGTCTGGATCTGGCTCTTCTGGGGGTCCGACGTCGGTTATGGCACGGGCACCGCTGTCCGGTGGGCATACAACGGCACCCCGAACGGCGCGACGGTGTTGCTCGCGGACGCTCAGACGGTTCCTGACCCCGGCGCCGGCGACCCCGAGCACGTGAACGGGTACTTCGCGATCGACCAGGCGAAGGACCGGTTGGCGACAAAGTTCTCGTCCGGCACGACGGAGACTTACACCCTGTGGAAGCTGTCCGATTACAAGGCGGGCACCGGCTCCCCACTGTTCACTGCGCCTACTACCTGGCCCACCGGTGACCTGTCGGCGTTCCAAGGGTTCACCACCTCCGACAAGAGCCTCTACATCACCCGCGGCGGGTCGTCCGTCACCGACCAGGCGCCGACCCTGTACGAGTTGGATTGGGCGACGGGTGCGATCACCCACACCCTGGACATTTCCCAGTTGGCGGCGACCACCTCGGCGGGTGCGGACGGCGGCCACAACGAAGCCGAGGGCGTGTGCTTGTGGCGCGACTCGGGCGGCAACCCGGAGTTGCTGTTCGGGATCGACACTGGCCCGACGTCGAACCGACGCGGGCTGATCTTCCGCCTCGCCGCACCCGTTGATGGGACCGCGACAAAGACGGTGCAGATCGACGCCGAGAACGTCACCGGCGAGGCTGCCACCAATGTCGTCGCGTCGTTCCGCTACGACCGGACCGTGCGCTCCACGACCGGCGGATTCACGCCGACCGCGTACGAGCAGCCGGTCAAGCTGTCTGAGTCGACCACGGTCGAACTCAAGGTGTCCGATCACCCGGACCTGACCGACGACAGCTTCGGATTCGTCATCTACGGCCGCCTCGACTGGGACGACCCAGCCAACCCGGGCCGCCGCAAGACCGCCACCTACACGGCGCAGTTGTCTGCGGCTGACCCTGCCGTGGTGCCCCTGTCGCAGCGGCTTGTCGCTGCCGGTGCGGTCGCACCCGGACAGGTCATCGCGGGTGCACCAGGTCGCTCACCGCTCGTGACGATGGTCGGCGACCAGGTCGCCGTCGATGGTGTCGTGCAAGGCCCGCACCTGACCGGCGCAGGCACTTCCGACGCGACGGTCGCACCCGTCATCGCCTCGGGCACACAGACGAAGGCGGCGCTCAACGCCCAGGTCGACGCGCACCTCGCACCGAATGGCATCCTGCGCCCCGCTACTGTCTCCCACGCTGACGTGCAAGCCGCGCTAACCACTGCCGCCACTTCGGGTCAGCAGGTCCAAGCGGGCGGCACGTACAGCACTGACCAAACCCTAGTGATTGGTTGCGATTGCGATCTTTCTGATCTGACTATCAACTACACCGGGTCCGGGCTCGCAGTTCAGTTCGGCGGATCGCAGTTCGGGCAGATATCCCGGAAGACCGTCAAGTTCCCACACGTCATTTGCGCCACGAAGCAATCCGGCCAACCTGTCTGGCCGACCGGCACTCAAGGCGTCAAAGTCGTCAACGCTTTCCGGTGCCACTTCTATGTCCCGCACATCAAAGAGTTCGAGTCCGGGCTGATCCTGTTCGGGGACAGCACCTACGGGATGAACGGCGTGTCCTATTGCACCTTCGACATCGTGTCGCTGGAAAACAACCTCGTGAACCAGTTGCACGACCACAACACCACCAATGGCGTCGACGGCTGGGTGACGCAGTGCACGTTCATCGGCGGCTCCTGGTCCCACCAGGACGGCGTCTACCCGGTGATCGGTATGCGGCACATCAAACAGGCCGGCGCCGGGTCGAACCACACATGGATTAACCCGTCCCTGGAAGGACGCCCCGAAGAGCAGATTATCGAGTTCGGGGGCAGCGGCGCCGTGTGGCTTAACCCACGCTTCGAGTGGTCACCGAACGGTAACCCGCCGATGCAATGGAACACCGGCGCATCAGTGAACATGATCATCGCCGGATACGAAACCAACGCCATCGTGCACACGCTGCAAACTGGGGCACAATCACCAACGGTCATCGCCGCCAATGCGATGGAATTCGGATTGACAGGATCCGCAGGCGTCACACTCTCAAGCAACGGCGGCGCGTCCAACATGCTCACCGTCATGCCGACCAGTTGGCGCAATGCCGGATTAAGCACTGCCACCAACTGGGTACACCAGCTGACCGGTACCGGCTTTAAATATAAGTCCTCAGGTGACGCAAACCCGCGTTACGCGTTCGACTACACAACCCGCGCACTAACACTCGGGTCTGGTATCAACACGCAAGCTTGCACGATCGTGTGGGGTTCCGGAAACCCGAACGGCGTGCAAACTGCGAACGTCGGGTCGCTGTATTTCGACTACGGGCAAGGGATGCGGTACAACAAGGTAACTGGCACGGGCAACACTGGCTGGGTTGCCGACGCACACTACCGGCTCGCCACGAAAACGGTGAGCTACACGATAGACCCGAACCTCGACGGAACCGTTGTCTTCAACGGGTCATCGTTGACGGCGACACTCCCCGACCCGACCACCGTCACAGCGGGCCGGCAGATCGTCGTGAAGAACATCGCCGCAACCGCCCTGACCGTCGTATCGGCCGGGACCACGAAAACGATCGACGGGGCAGCGTCCGCATCACTGGCGCAGTGGGGCAAAGCGAAATACGTCAGCGACGGCACGCAATGGCTCACGATATGAGTATCCAATCCGTCAGGCACACCCTCGGCAAGCGCGGCGCGTTCCTGCTCTCCGGCGGCATCGTGTGGATCCTCGAAGCGCTCATGGTGCTCCGCCATCATGCACCAGTGCCGGGCGTGTGGCTCCTGTCGCATGGGTGGGCCATCCAAGCGTTCGCGTGGGCGGTCTGCGGGCTGCTCGCGGTCCGGTACGCGTTCCACCGCACCGGACGCGACGCACCCGGATGGTCCGCACTGTGCGCGATGGGCGTGTTCGTAGTCGCTGTCATCGGTGACGCCATCGCCGAAGCAATCGTCCGTGGCGACTGGTGGGGGACGGTCGACGCGGCACTATCCGGCGGCATCAACTTCGGTGTCCTCTCCTGGGTGATCATCGCGTCGGGGTGGCCCGAGCCGGTCAAGATGCCCACCTTCGACAAGGGGCCGGACCAGTGAGCATCGGGGAGATAGCGACCGCGATCGGCGGCGTCTGCGCGCTCATTATCGGGTTCTTCACCACCCGGCACGTCACCCGGTCAGCGCAGGACGCCGGCACTGACACCCCCGGCGCATCGGCGTGGCGGACACTCGCCAACATGGAAGACCGACTCACCGCAGCAGAGACCGAAGTCAAGTCGCTACGAACCGCCGCCGAAGCCGAACGCGACCACTCCAAGGGGCAAGACGAAGCGATCCGCGCGCTGGAACAGCAGATGGCGCGCGCCGTCCGGCACATCCGCGAGTTTTGGAACTGGATCGACCGCGGCGCGCAACCACCGCCACCCAAACGCCCCGACTGGCTCGCCGGACTACCCGGCTGGTCGGACCCGCCCGACACCCCAGACGAATAACCACACCTCCGTCACGAACTACCGGCCCTCGCAGATGCGGGGGCCTTCGTCATGCCCGAAAGGAACAAGCCATGCCCGACGACACCGTCCACCACGACGACACCGACGTCCAGGCCGCACTGCAACGCGACACCCAGGACGGCCCCGGAGAGATCCCCGACGGCCCCGGCGACTACGAAGAGGGCGACAACTGATGGTCAACCTGAGCACGATCGACTATGACCAGCCGATTGAGAACCTGATCGCCGGCCTGAACGACACCGGACACATCACTCACTCCAAGTGGAAGAAAACCTGTGTCACCTTCCACCACAACGGCGGCCGACTCTCTCACCAGGGCGTCCTGAACGTGTGGAAAGTCCGTCCCGCATCCGCACATTTCGACGTCGACGCCACCGGCGCAGTCGCGCAGTACGCCAACGCGTTCGAGTATGCGTGGGCGTGCGGCAACACGGTCGGCAACCAGCGATCCATCTCGATCGAGATGTGCAACAAGACGCTGTCGCCCACCTGGGACGTCGCCGAGGTCACCTGGAAGTCCGCCGCACGGTTGGCCGCGTGGCTGTTCGTCAACATCATCGGCGAGGCCCCCAGCGCATCCAACGTGCTGTTTCACCACGACTGGCTCGCCACCGCATGCGCCGGCCCCTACATGGACGGCGTGCGATCTGACCTGCTCGCCGAGGTGCAGACCCAATACCGGGCGATCAAGAGCGGAAACAACCCGGTCAACCCGCCGAAGCCGACCCCGACACCGAAGCCGACCAAGCTGCTCGACGTCGACGGCTACATGGGCCAGGAAACCGTCAACCGGTGGGCCGCCGTCATGGGCACCAACACCGGCCGCCACGACCTGGTCGTCGCCGTCCAGGAGTACCTCAACCGCATCGGGTGTCGTGACGAGCTCGGCCACAGGCTCGCCGAAGACGGCGTGTGCGACCTGGACAACACGGCGCACGCCACCAAGAAGCAGCACACCACCGCCGCCGTGCAACGCCACCTCGGCGTGGCAATGGACGGCTCATGGTGGCACCCGTCAACTGGCGTGAAAGCGCTGCAGCGGGCACTCAACAAAGCCAAGACCGGATCAAAGGAGTTCTGATGTCCAACCTCACCAGCAAAGCGTTCTGGTCAGCCACCGCCGAACGCGTCGTCAGCAGCATCGCCGGCGGTGCACTCGGCGTCCTCGGCGCCGGAGCAGTCGGCGCCCTCGACGTCGACTGGCAGAACGTCGCATCGGTCGCAGTGGGCGCTGGCGTCGTCTCGCTGCTCAAAGCACTCGCCGCGTCCAGCGTCAACGGTGACGGGCCATCGCTCACCGGCGCAGAGACAACCGCCAAGCCGTCGCCCGTTACCGCCGTCAAGAACTGAGGGGAGGCGCCATGACCACCGACATCACCGTCATCTGGACTCCCCGCGTCGCCTGACCCGGCCCGCACACAGAAGTGCCCCCCATCCTCACGGGTGGGGGCGCTTTCTTGCGTTCAGGAGTCATCGTCGAGCCAGTCCTCTTCGACCCACCGTTGCAGCAGTACGCCAACGACAGCCGACACGCCACCCTTGATGCCGGCGCGCTCGACCTTGTCTTTCGCGGCCTGCCATAGTGCGGGGTCGATGCCGCGCACCGTCCGCTGCCGGGGACCGATGTGGCGATCCCCGGTGCGCTGATCCTTGCTCATGCGACTTTCGAACGCTTCACCATCGCAGCGAGCCGGTCGTGCCATTCCTGACGGCACGACCGGCACGTCGGGTACTTGCCGTCCTTCCGGCGGAGGTCGGTGTCAAACTCACTACGCGGCTTGTTCTGCTCGCAGATTCCGCAGTACTTGGTGTTCATGTCTTCACTCTACCCGGTGGACGTCCACCAACGCAAGCCCTACGACCAAGAAACTTCCACCGCCCCCCGCTCGGACCCTCACCGGTTCGGGCGGGGGCGTTTCTCTATGCCCGTTGGTGTGACCTCAGGTCGCACATTTCTCGTTACTCGTCGTCTAAAATGGGTGAAGACCGTTACTTACAGTTCGCTGACCTGCGCAAACACTGAAATGACGCGGAAGTCCAGGGGATTCAAGTCCCCCTCCGGACACCAGCTACATCACAGTGATTGCAACAGATCGGCGGTCGATCGAAGAACTCGGGTCACACCGAGGACGCACGAAAGGCCACGAAAAATGCCCGATATCTCACGAAGAGACACGAAAAACGGCGCAGAGCGTTGGCGCGTGCGGTACCGGATCGCCGGCCGAGGATCGCCGCAACGGGTGAAAACGTTCAGCTCCGAAGGAAAGGCGCGCAAGTTCGCCGGCCTCGTGGACTCGCTCGGGCACCAAGAAGCCGAACGCATACTCGCCAAGGCGCAGGCCGCCACCGAGCGAACCGTCGCCGAACAGGTCGCCCACCACATCGCACATCTGCCGAACATCACCGCCGGCACCCGCTCCGACTATGAGGGGTACGCCCGCGACATCGCGCACTACCTCGGGCCCACTCCCCTGTCCGCGCTCTCCCGTGACCAGGTGACCCGGTTCGCCATGCTGCTGCGCGACGAACGCGGCCTGTCGCACAAGTCGATCAAGCACCGTCACTCGCTGCTCTCTGCCGCACTCAAGGCCGCGGTGCGCTCCGACCTACTGACCCGCAACGTCGCCGAGGGCGTCGAACTCCCCAAGGACGACGAGAAGCGCGAAATGGTCACGCTCGAGCTGGACGAGGTCGGCCGATTCATCGAGTCGGCACCGGAGCACTGGCGACCGCTGATCGCCACCCTTGTCGGCACCGGGATGCGGATCTCCGAAGCGACCGCGCTCAAGGTTCGACACGTCGATCTCGATGCCCAGCTCGTGCACATCCACCACGCGTGGAAGCACACGGACGGTAACGGCTACTCCTACGGTCCGCCGAAGTCTGCCGCGGGATACCGCACCATCCACCTGGGCTCGCTCGCACACCTGCTCAGGCCGCTCGTGGAAGGCCGCCCGCAAGACGCGTGGCTGTTCACCACCCCGAAAGGAGGCGTCGTGCGTTACGGCCCGTTCTACGACGGCCCCTGGCTGAAAACAATCCACCAGTTCGCCGGCGACACGAAGACCTACGGGCCACCAACTGGCGGCCGGCGCAAGATTCTGTGGTCCCCCGGACCTGGCAAGCGACCACGCGTCCACGACCTGCGCCACACCTACGCCTCCATCAAAATACGCGAGGGTAAGTCGATGGCGTGGCTGCAGAAGCAGCTCGGTCACGAGTCGATCGAGACGACGATACGGACCTATACGCACCTGCAGCCCGCCGACCTTGCCTCCCTGGGCGACGTCATCGACTGGACGCCACCCAAGGAGATCGGCGCTTGACACCTGTCTAAGACCGAAACGTTATGCCACCTACTGGACAGTAGTTATGCCGATGTCTGAGGTCACACCCATGATGTGCGTAGGTCACGTCCAGGGAGGAACCAGCAACATGGGGTATGCGCACTACGACCCACTCGAGCCGATCCGCAACATGGGTTACCGGATTGTGTGGATGGAGGACTTCGACTACCGCGTGTACATCGTCGATGGCGTGGGGGTGATCCTCATAGATCATCAGGTGCCACGACAAGACGCGGCTGACTGCCTGATCGGGATGGTGTCGCTTCCCTCACCGGACCTCGATCAACGCGAGGTTTCCTGACCTCTGCCGCCGGGCTCTCCCCGGCGCGTGTATTGGGGGCGGCACTGTTTGCATCGCGTGTCCTTAGGTAACCGGCATCGGTGAGCGCCGCGTCCAAGAGAACGCGATACGGCACGTTGATCTGCCGTGCGACGGCCCGAAGGTGATCCGGGGACGGGAGCGACTTGAGGTTCTTCCACGCCGCAAACGTCGAAGGCTTCAACCCGGCGTGCGTTGCGATCTGCCGGCCTGACGTCCCATAGGGCGTCTCCCGCATGTGCTGCTCCACGAGATCCCAAACCTGGCCCATCCCGGTCACCTCCTTTCACTAGGCCGTCGTGCTGGTTGCAACCGTCCACCCTCGGCGGTCACCCTGGCAAACAGGTGGACACTGCCCATGCGAAGCGAAGTGGGCACAACGACGTTACCGATAAAACCCGCAGAATCCCAACATTCTTGCTGCCCCTAGAAAATACCCACCGTGTAACTCTGGACACCGTGCCCATTCACGGCATACGGTGTCACTGGACACAACGAACGAAGGAGGTGTACGGTGAGAATCACCACACAGGACCGGATCAAGGAGGTTTGGATGCAAGTCATCGACCCGAAGAAGATCCGCAAGCTGATGATCGTTCAGGAGATCAGCCAACGGCAGCTTGCCGAGGTCATCGGTTGGAAGTCACACAGCTACCTCGGACGCATCCTCAACGGGCAGATCAAGAGCATCGACTCCGACGCAGCCGCACGAATCGCGGTCACGTTGGGTGTCGGCATGGACGACCTTTTTTTGCCGAAGGCGTCCACTGTCACCGTTCATTCTGAACTGTCAAAGAAGGCATCATGAACATCCACTTGATGCCCGTCGAGCAGTGGGCTGAGAGTGTCGGCCGATCGCCACGCTGGGCACGCGAGCACGCGGCGTCAGGCGACATCCTCGCCATCAAGATCGGCGGGTCCTACTTCATCACCCCCGAACTCGTCGCCGCGATGAGCGTTCGCGCCATCCCTGCCGCGCAGGCGGACGCCGACACCGAGGGCTGGGGACAGATCAGCAGGACCGCGTCATGACTACCCCACTCGACCTGCGCCACGAGGGCCAGGCGGCGAACCTCGCCGCGGACACGGCAGCGCATCGCGGTTACGGCGAACTGGTGCGCGGCTTCATCGACGGGATGCCTCGTGGTTACGAGTTCTCCGCGGATGACGTGCGCCGGGCGATGGATCAGCTCCACCGGGACTCCGCACCCCATCACCCGAATGTCCTGCCGTCAGTCTTCGGGACCCTCGCCGCACAGGGCGCGATCGTCCGGGTCGGCGAGGTCAACGCGGCGCGACGCAGCAGACACGGATCTCGCAACGCCGTTTGGCGCCGCGCATAAGTCGACCCCCGACATTCATTCACCACCAAGGAGATTCAGATGCCGACATACGAAATTACCGACGAGGACAGGTGCACTACGACCGTCGAGGCCGATTGGTTTCAGGTCAACGAGACGCCAGGGGTCGCTGTGTTCTACGTCGGCGGCCACGAGGTAGCGGCGTTCCGTGACTACAAGTCGGTGACGTCAGACGAGACGCCCGACGAAGAGATCGGCGCAGAGGGCTGCCAGGCGTCCGTCCTCAACGTCGCTGATATCGCCGAGCAGATTCTCTACCACATTCGCCTTGCCAGTCGGGGCCGCAGCGCTTCCTGACCGCGCCGCATAAGTAGACCCCCGGCGCACGAACACCGGGGGCCATGAACACCACGAATCAACAACTCACAGAAATGGATTCGCAAATGTCCACCTTGACTTTACAGGACGCGCACCCAGTGTCCGCTCGCCGCGTCGCTTTGAAGGCTGCCGGGTTCACTGCCGCGCTGGCTTTGGCGTCGGTTGGTGTGTGGCAGGGCACGCAAGCTGTCGCCCGCCATTACACGCAGCCGACCGAGGTTGTGTCGTACGCGACGCATGACCACATCGCCGAGACCCTGGTCGGCGCATGGCACACACCGGCCAAGTTGGGTGCGTTCGTTGACGCCGCCTCGATCGCGACACCTGACGTGGTGTCTGTCGTTGTCGAGGTGCCGTGATGTTCGGTCGTAAGCCCTCCGCCCGTCCGCCGGCGCAGCTCAGTTTCACGCCACCACCGGCACCCGTCGCGGTCACTCCTGGTACGGCGCATCACATTCTGGCGCTGATCCGTGAGCACGAACGGTCGGTGCGCAGGGAGTGCACATACGGGCGGTTCTACACGCCGGGTGTGGCTGAGCAGATGGTGCGTTCGGCGCAGGAACAGCAGCGCACGTACTTCGCGCAGATCGAGCGGTTACTCAAGGGGCAGCCGTGAATAAGCGCGATGCCTTGAGGAAGTCCTACGAGCGCGGCACAACTATGGCGGGCTGGCAGTGCTGGACCTGCAAAGCCAGGTTTGAACATCACGGAAAGCACCGGCGCACATTCATTCACGTGTCGGCGCACACGATCTGCAGGCACCGGCGACTGCCGATGGTGCGAACAGACTGGACGGCGCGCGCGGTCACCTTCACCTGGACGAGCCAGCCATGACACCGCAGCAGGCCAGAGCCGAACTCCACGACCGCCGCTCAGACGCATCCAAGGCATACGACCTGACGCCGACGCCGATCCTGCTCGACCGGCTCGAGGCTGCATGGCCCGCCGTCGCCGCACACGTCCACCAACACACGCAAGCACTCACGGAAGAAGCACGCCATGCCCACTGACAAAGACGCAGCAGAGGCCGAACGCATCATCGGCGACTACTACAACGAACGCAACATGCCGAAGACCGCGAAGGTGCACTACGAACTCGCCGACGCATTCGACCCGCCGAAGCTCGAGTGGGCAAACGGAACCGTCGCATGGGTCACCAGTGGTGGGACGTACAAGCAGACGCATCTATGCGAACGCAAAGACGGTTCCTGGGTTTCGACGCTGGGGCAGGACGGCAAAGTGTTCGCGTTCGTTGACGAGAAATACGTGCAGCACGTTGAGCCGTTGCGTGTCCTGGCCGACGACGAAATCGCGATCAAGCGCCCTGACGTAGGCGGCACTGCGCGCAACTGGCGCAACCATCGCACCGAGGTTATGGCGGCGGACGTGAGCGTTCTCTGCTGGGCCTACGCCGACGCACTGGAAGCCGAAGAGGCGACGCGATGAGGACGATCGACGCGCGACCACACGGCGCGAACGTGACCGGCGACAAGGGCATCCATTGGGTATTCCGCCACAACCTGCAACGCGCACTCCACAACGCTGAAACGTTCGGCGGCACAGCACAAGTCGTCACCGGTGTGCACGGCACCGCAGACCAGATCCGGGACGCACTCGACCAGATCCGGGCAGCCGCCAACCGTGAAGCCGCGTCCGGTGCATACAGGGGTGCGAAATGACTGGACTCGGGTGGACCTGCATCGGTGGCGCGATCCTGCTCGGCGTGTACGGGTTCGCGTGGGCACTCTGCAACGCCGCCCGCATGGGTGACGACGCGCTCGACAACCTCGACGACCAGGAGCGCATCGACTACGAGTTCGCCGTCCTGGTAGGGCCGCTCGAGGAATACCCGTACGACCAGGAGCGGCCATGAACGCGCCCACCCGTTACCTGGCCCGTCTCGCCCTCGCTGCGGTCAGTGGTGCGGCCGGTGTACTCCTTGCCGGCCTGGGAATCGCAACGTTCGAGCGGCGTGCAGCGAAGCGACGCACCAGCTCACCGCTCATCGTCGTCGAGTCGTCCGCGTACACCGCTCGGGCACGCGCCATGCAACGCCACCCAGCCGGGAAGAAGAGGGCCGCGTGATGTTCGACGTCACCTTCACCACCCCCGCATGGATGGACGACGCACTCTGCGCACAAATCGGCGGCGCATCCGACCTGTGGTTCCCCGAGAAAGGCGGCTACAACAAGGAAGCGCACGCCGTCTGCGAACGCTGCCCAGTCAAAGCCGAATGCCTCCAGTACGCCATCGACAACGACATGCACGGCGTCTGGGGCGGAACCAGCGACCGAACCCGGCTCGTCATGCAAGGCCGGTGGGCGTCGTGAGTTGGCTTGACAACTACGAGCACGACACGGACGCAGACCACGCCCGTTACTTCCGCGACCAGGCCGACGCCGCACGACGCGCAGTACCCGACCGCGATGCATGGCAACCCGACCCCATGCGGCAACCAGACCCAGCAGACATCGCCGACAACTGGAGCGACCAATGACCACAGCAACCTGCACATGCACCGAGTTCGACTGCGAATGCCCCTGCTGCTACACGAAACCGGCCAAGCAGACGCCACCACCACCACGCACGTTCAGCCGCATCGACTGCGACATCGTCACCTACGCCATCAAGCGCACCCAACCCGACGACGACCTCATCCTCCACATGCTCGGACTCGTCGAACAACCCGGCCTGAACACACGCAAAGACAGCAGCAGCGAACCCGTACCCGTCACCCGCAAACCGTTGTGGGAAGAACCAGTCGTCGGGAAACTCTCCACCGGGCACATGCAGAGGGGCATCTGACATGAGCATCTACTACCAGGACGAATCCGTGACGCTCCATCACGGCGACTGTCGCGAAGTCCTCGCCACCATGGGTGATAAATCTGTCGACGTCGTCATAACAGACCCGCCCTACGCGGCCGAAACGCACGAGTTCACCCGCACCAACAACACCGCATACGGCCGCCGCGGCAACCGCGTCCTGTCCGGTATCAAGACGTTCTCCAGCATCACCGAAGAAGACTTGCGCACCAACCTTGAAGAACTAGGGCGAATCACCTCCGGGTGGGTTATCGCGAACATGGACTATCGGCACGCATTCACCTTCGCCGCAACCGAACTCGAGGCGCTGCGCTTGCTACGCATCGGCGTATGGGTGAAGACCAACCCGAACCCACAAATCAGCGGAGACCGACCAGCGCAGGGGTGGGAGGCAATTGCCTACATGCACCGTCGAGACATCCGACCGTCATGGTCAGGTGGCGGACGGGCGGGAAATTTCGTGCTCCCAAGTTCACAGGGGCAAGGACACCCCACATCCAAACCGCTCGGGATGGTGCGGCAGTGGCTTGAATGGTTCACCAAGCCGGGAGACGTCGTCTTCGACGGTTACGCCGGCTCTGGAACGACTGGGCGTGCCGCAGTTGACGCAGGCTGCAAAGCGATCTTGTGCGAGGCGGACGAGGGATTCTGCGAACTGATCGTGAAACGACTTTCGCAGGGCGTCCTGAACTTCGGGGAGGGCGCATGAGTCTCCGAGAGTACCCAGAATTGGAGCAGGGAAGCCCGGAGTGGCTGGCTGCACGGTGCGGCATCGTCACCGCAAGCACCGTGGGCAACCTCATCACCCGGCAGCAACCCGACCCCACCGAGTTCCCCTGCGCCGACTGCGAATCCAACGCGGGCGACCCGTGCGTGGCGTTGCGTGGCGGCAAACCGATGAAGACCGTTCACGACGCACGCAAGGTCAGCGCGAGTGCTGCACCGGCGCGACTTGTGACCGCCAACAACGACACCAGCCACGCGCTGATCATGTCCCTCGCCGCCGAACGCATCACCGGCGAACCGTTCCAGATCCGACCCAACTCCGACATGCAACGCGGCACCGAATACGAACCGCATGCCCGCGAGCACTACGCCGAAAACTACGCACCCGTAGTCGAATTGGGGTTTTGCACCGAAGACAAGTGGGGCGCGGTCCTCGGTTGCTCACCCGATGGTCTCGTGGGCGATGAGGGCGGCATCGAGATCAAGTCGCCGCGACCGAAAACACACCTCGCGACGATCCTCGCCGACCAGGTGCCGGCGCAGTACATGCCGCAATGCCAGACGTTCCTACTCGTCACCGGCCGCAAGTGGATCGATTTCGTGTCCTTTTCGCCCGGGATGCCGTTGTGGCCCAAGCGGATCGAGCCCGACCCGGCATGGTTCACCGCCATCGCCGAAGCACTCGTCGACGCAGAGCAGCAGATAAACGCCATCGTCGCGCAATACGAAAAGGCCGTCGAAGGACTGCCACCAACCGAACGAATCCCCGACTTCTCAGACATCGAGGTTGCCTGATGGATATCTCCGACACGCTCGCACCAAAGTCCGACCAGCTCGACAATGTCGAACTCGCAGACGGGCCACGCATTTTCACCATCACAGAGGTGACGCGCAACAACGCAGACCAGCCGATCAACGTCCACCTGGCCGAGTTCCCCCGACCATGGCGGCCAGGTAAGAACATGCGCCGAGTGCTCGGCTACTGCCTGACCACCGACTCATCGAAGTGGATCGGCCGCCGAGTCGAGTTATACCGCGACCCCGACGTGATGTTCGGCAAGAGCAAAGAAGGCGGCATACGAATCCGGGCACTCAGTGGCATCGACGGCCCGAAGGATGCACCGATCATCCTGACCCGCGGTAAGTCTGGAACCTGGCATGTCGAACCCTTGGCCGACGCAGCGCCCCGACCCGACTACGCGACCCAGGCTGGCAAGGCGTCCACACGCGACGAACTGAACCGCATATGGAAGACCGCGAACGACGCCGGCCACCTCGACGGACCACTACAGCAGGCGCTCAAGGACCGGGCCGCGCAACTCGCGTCAGAAGGCGGCGACAACTGATGGCCGCCGTCAAACGGTACCGGGCCGCGTGCAAAGAATGCGGCCAAGACCGGATCGTCGAACCCGCGTGGGGTGTGTGCAAAAACTGCCAAGGAACAACGCTCGCCGTACCCGACGACCAGTCACCGAACGTGCTCGACATGGACGGCTGGGTCAACGACCGCGGCATCATGCGCCACCGAGACAGCTTCGGGAGGACCGCATGACCATCATGCCAGCCGGCGAACTCAACCGGCACCGTGACTCCGGCAAGCGGGTCACCTACACCGCCAAAGGTGTCGAACGATCCTTCACCCTCAAAACAGTCATCCACGAAGACGGCAAAGTGTTCCTCTTCTACACCGACTACGCCGCCTGGACCGTGCGACCCGACGTCGAGGTGACCGTGCAATGAGTCTGTATTACGAAGACGACTCCGTGACGCTGTATAACGGAGATTCGCTAGCAGTCCTCCGGTCGCTGCCGAGTGGCAGCGTCGACGCTGTCATCACCGACCCGCCGTACTCCAGCGGTGGCGCATTCCGTGGCGACCGTCAAGCACCCGTCGAGCAGAAATATCGCGGCTGGTCGCAGAACGCAGACGGCAGCAGTCGCAAGCCGACTGCATCATACGAAGGATTTACCGGCGACACGCGCGACCAACGCGGGTACCTCGTGTGGTGCTCCATCTGGATGACCGAATGTCAGCGCATCCTTCGCCCCGGTGGCACGTTCGCGACCTTCACCGACTGGCGGCAGATCCCGACTACTACCGACGCAGTGCAGGCTGCTGGCCTCGTCTGGCGCGCAATAGCCGTATGGGATAAGGGAATCGGACGACCAGTCCGTGGGCGGTTCCGCAACCACGTCGAGTACGTCGTGTGGGCGACTAACGGACCACACAGCAACCCCCAGGACGTGTATCCATCGACCGTACTGCGGCACACCCCACCAACTTCGAGCAAGCGTCAGCACCTCACAGAGAAGCCCGTCGGCGTCATCACGGACCTACTCACATTGACGCCCGAGGGCGGAACGATCCTCGATCCATTCATGGGATCTGGCACGACCGGTGTCGCGGCAGTTAAGTCGGGGCGCAAGTTCATCGGTGTCGAGATGGTCGAGCACTACCAGCAGATCGCCGAGAGTCGGATCTGCGAAGCGCAAGGGCAAGTCGTGCTCAAGGGCGATCAGCCCGCGCTCGACTTCGGGGAGGGCGCATGAGCGACCACTGTGGAGATTCCTGCCCGTTCGCAGGGTGCGCCGGATGCCACTACCAAGGCACACCACCACCAAGGGAGGACTGATGGGACTGCCATGGGTTCGGCTCGACACATCGATGCCGGACAACCCGAAGATACTCGGACTGCTCAGTGAGCGTGACGGACACCGCGCCGCATTCGTCTGGGTGTGTGCCCTGGCTTACTGCGGGAAGCATGGAACGGACGGTTTCATACCCCGAGCTGCGGCACCGTTTTGTCACGGTCGCAACCAAGATTTCGCACGTTTGACGGCCTGTTCGGCGTTAAAAGAGGTCCCTGGCGGCTGGATTGTCCCCGAATGGTCGGAGTTCCAAGAGTCAAATGACGCCACTAGGGCACGGTCTGAGAAGGCGCAGAAAGCGGCGTCCGCTCGCTGGTCGAAAGATGAGCACGCGAAGGCAAAGCGCAAGAGCCGCAACGGTATTCGGGCGGTGGGCGACGAATGACTAGCAGAAACGCGACATGCTCGGAGCAATGCTCGGAGCAATGCCACAAGCAGATGCTTGACGCAATGCACGTACGGACGGACGTACGGACTAACGGAGAAACCACTCACCTAGTCGGACCAATGTCGCCTTTAGCTACGCGTGCGTGCGCGTACAACCCGGGGATCAAATCAGCGAAACGCGGCCAAGCATGAGACGGCACCAACTCCACTTCGACCCCAAGGAATGCCCAGACCACGACGGGCAACCACTCGGCACCTGCACCAAATGCCCCACTGATACGGCACCCAAGCCAACCAACTTCCGCGAACTCATCGAACGCTCACGCCAACAACACCTCAAGGAGGACTGACCCATGACCGAGAACCGCCGCTCCCGCTGCATCGACTGCGGCCACCAATGCAGTTGGGCCGCATACCGATGCCACCCCTGCGCCAACCGAGAGAAGACCTCTTTCGCATGGCAGCTCGGGAAAATGCCCCGACTCGGCACCCCCGCGCGACAGTCCATCGCGAAGTGGAACACCGACCGCGCTGTCGAAGCACGGGCCGAGCGTGTCGCGTTCATCGAGGAGCAGATCGGCTACGGGTTCAGCACCGCCGACATCGCCGCCGACCTGGGGATCAGCCCTAACTCCGTCGCGCGGTCCATGTACCGCGCCGGCCGACCTGACCTTGGACGCAGGTTCGAGCACTGCCCCAGCGCGAGGGCCGCCGCATGACCCGCGCGCACTTCACCATCCGCCACGTTCACGGCCGCTGGACAGCACATTGCCATTGCCACCACCCGATCGGCGCATGGACCGCCGCCGACCTCAACCGCAAGATCCAGGAGATGTGACATGAGCGAAGAACTCTTCACCGAGTACCGACCCGCCAACGAGGGCCGCAACCTGATGCACCACCGATTCGATGGTGTGCACATCGCGGGGTCGGACTGCCCATGCAAGCCGACGGAAGTGCCGCATGAAGGCAAGGCCACCCGATGACCGCCGAGACGACTGGCGGCAACCGTGGCCGCCTCATAAACGCCATGATCCGGCTCCGTGAAGCCCGCGAAGAACTCACCGCCGCCATCGAAGCCAACTGCCCCGGCCCGCACCGGTTCGTGCAACACCGCGACGGGTTGCTGCCGTGGTGTGAGTCCTGCTGGCGCACCGCGACCGGTGAAGCACCAAACCGGCGCACCACTGCACGACGGGCAAGCGCATGACAACGCCACGAGTCGCACGGGCACGCCGCACTGAGGCTGCTGTCGCCGCGTACATGGCCCAGCACGGGTGGCCGCACGCCGAACGAGTGCCCGCATCCATCCCCGGTTCCGACGTGACGGGCACACCCGATGTCGCGATCGAGGTCAAAGCACGTAGCGACTTCCACCCGCGTGCATGGCTCGCCCAGGCAGCCAAGGCCGCTGACGGTCGCCTACCGATCGCCGTCGTTCGATGTAACGGCCAAGGTGAGCAGGCGGGCGACTACCTGGCGATGGTCACGTTCGCGGATCTCGTCGGGCTGCTGCTCGAGGCTGGCTATGGCGATGGGGAGGTGGCGTCGTGAGCTATTCGCGCCAATGCGGTGTCCCAATCGCGGCGTGCGGGGCTGACACGTGCCATTGCGTGCCAGTAGACCCGGACGCCGAGTTAGGCCGGGAGAACGCCGCCTGTGACTTCGGCGACGACTTCCCCTGCTGCGCGAACACCGACATCGCCATCGGCCACAACGGGCAAGCGGTCGAAACGGTCACCACGTACACCAACCCGATGCAACGCACACACAACGAATCGAGGGCCGACGCATGAGCGCTGAATACGTCCGGAACTACTACGGCGTGGACTACAACACCAGCCACGCACACCCGACGTGGGAGATCACACGAGAGGACCGCGCCGATGCCTGACAACGAACGCGACCAGACCATCGAGACGGTGGCGAAGGTGCTGCACGATCACCGTCTGGCCCACGACAGCACTGGAGGCTTCCGAGGCGTCCTTGGCGGCTGGAACCGTAGCTGCATATGCGGTTGGCACGGCGTGGACCAGGAAGTCGATGACCACGCATTCGAGCATCGCGTCGCAGACAAGCTCGCTGGCCTGTTGCGGACCGGCGACGACACGGACGACGAGGCCGAAGGTTCGCTATTCGGCAACATCCTCAAGGTTGCGCTAGATGACGCGAGGGCCGAGGTCGCCAAGCTGCGGGCCGAACGCGACCAGAACGACCGCGCCTGCGACTGGGCGACCTACCGCAAGGACTACGGCCCAACCGACCTGACCACGGCGCACAAGGCGTTCATGGCCGGATGGGAAGCCGGACGCGCACATGCCGAAGGAAAACCCGCCGACGACTCAGGAGCGCTGCGATGACCAGTGATGCCGAACGAAACCAAGCCATGCAGATCATCGGACACGAGATGGTCAGCCGCTACCCAGAGCGAGCGACACCGCGTCAACTGATCGACGCCTTGGCTGATGCTGGCTTATTGCGGACCGGCGAGTTGGACAAGAAGTATCAATTGGTGGTGGGCGTTGCAGCTGACGGTGTAGTCGCGCTTGGCAAGGCGAATAACGACCGTGATCGTGCGGTGGCTGAGACGGCAGCGCTACGGGACACCGTGCGAGCGCTGCATCAGCCGCACGAGTGCACTGGCTACCCGGACTGCAATCCCCTGTTCGGTGGCGGATGCGCCCACGCCGGCGATTGCCGAGAGTGCCGCCGTGAGCACCCGTGTCCGACGATCCGCGCACTGGACGGCGGGCAGTGATGCGACAGATCACCTGCGGCGAATCCGAAGCCGCCCGCGATGGCCTCAAGCCGCTATCCAGCATCACGAACTACGTCGGTGGCGAAGTGCTCAACCCCGGGCTACCACCGATCACCGCGACGACATGGGGACACGAGGACGGGACGGAAGTCATGCGCGATGAAATCGACCGGAACGGTTGCCGCCACTGGCTCATCGGCGGCGGGCAGTCATGAACGCCTGCCCACGATGCCGAGCCGACCTCGACTACGGACACGACCGACCATCCTGCGTCGCACTCGGGGAATCCATCCAAGCCGCAGTCGAACACGCCCAACAGGCCGGACTATCAACCGCACAAGCTGCTGCGCTCACCGGATCCATGTCCGGATACATCCCGCCCGGATCTGCACTCACCGCAGCCGCTATAGCGGCACTCGACGCATGGCGGAAGGACCAGTCATGAATGAGCACGAAGGGCACGACCTGGATTGCGCGCACGAGCAAGAGTGCCCCCGCTGCGGCGAGATCACCCCCACACCCACCGAGCACGCCTGCCAACCAACCGGATGGCAAGTGATCATCTACCCGCCCGACTGCTGCTTCCAAGAGGACTACTGATGCCGCTCAGATTCCACTTCGAGATCAGCTTCCAACCCTCAAGCGACAACGACCCGACCGAACAACGCGACAGCCAGCTAGACGCGATGGTCGAACACGGCGACAACTACGCGACGGCACCCGAAATGCACATCGGGTTCCGACCATTGGAGGACGACTAATGAAGATCCATGCAGCAGCGGGCGGCCCCGAACACACCAGCAATCAACCCGGGCCGATCAACTGGATCGACTCATGGCAACTCATCGGCAACCCGCCCGAGGCGTACGTCCCGCTCCGTGCCGCGCCTGATCTACCTGACGATCACGACCCGTGGTGCACCGACACCGCCGAATGGTGCTGCCCAGAACACCGAGCACAGGAGGAAGCATGACCACACTCCGCGACAAAGAGGCGCAGATCCTCGCCGACCTCACCACCATCCGCGAACTCTGGCCCAACATGCTCCCCCGAATCCGCGCCATCCCGCTCGGCCCACTCGGCACCAGCGGCACACGCTCCAGCACCCGACGCAGCGAGGACAACTCTGACGAAAACGACGACGTGACGACACTCGACATCGTCATCAGCGACCGTGGCGACATCACGGCCGTTCTCCAAGGCTGGGCGCGTGTCGTGGTCGAGGACTTCGATGTGACGACGGTGATCCCGCACGGTCACGACGTCGACGGCATGTGCCTGTTCCTGATGCGTTGGGCGCGGCACATGACCGGACACTGCGCGGTCGACGACATGGCTGACGAACTGCACACGTCGGCAGGCAAGGTGCTGCGCCATGCCAAGCCGCAACGTAAAGACTGGCTCGGCATCGGGATATGCCCACTCAAGAACGACGAAACCGGGCAACCATGCGGCGGGAACGTGCGCGCCTACCCAGACCAGGACGCGGGTGAGTCATGGGCGCGGTGCCAGGAGTGCGGCGAACGAGCCGTCGTCTCATGGTGGGAACACGCCATCTTCGGCAGTGAGGCATCGAAGCTCATCACGGCAGCAGAGTTGGCATCGTTCGTGCACCACCAGTTCGGCAAGGTAGTCGGCGAGTCAACGATCCGGCAGTGGGTGAAGCGCGGTTGGATCGAGCAATCAGGGCAGGACCATGATGGGCGCAAGCTCTACGACAAGGGCGCGGTGGCATATGCGCTGCAACGACGGCACGCAGTCTGAGAGGGTTGGCTATGGAGATCACCGAGTTCCTGCTGGCACGCATCGCAGAGGATGAGGCGGTTGCGCAGATGGCGATGCAGGGAGTCTGGTACTGGGAACCAGAAAGCGACGACAAGTGGCCGTCAGAAGACCAGTCGTTGATGTGCCATTCGGACCCCGACGCTGAGTTTGATGACAGCGTTCTTGCAGGCTGGGGGTATGACGCTTCTGGCATTGAGGGGCGCAGCGAGGACCGTGCCCACATTGTCCGCTGGCAGCCGGCCCGCGTGTTGGCCGAGTGTGCAGCCAAGCGGGCCATCGTCGAGGCACTGGACAGTGACGCGCCCGAGCATCAATGGATGTCGGCACTGACGCTCGAATGGGTCGTCAAGGAACTCGCCGCCGTGTATGCCGATCACCCGGATTACGACGAGGCGTGGCGGCTCTAGGCATACATCCACCGGATATGTATGATGTGACAAGAGGGACGTTCGTCGTCCCCACAAACGCCCCGGCAGCCAACAGGCCCGGGGCGTTAGTCATGCGCCCGGGAGGTGCACTATGCCGACACCCCCACTCGACTGCGGTTGCCCCATAGCCATAGAGCTCGCCGGGTACACCTACGCCAAGGGAGACTCCCGGCTAATCCTCTGCCACCATCACGGTGACGCCAGCAAGGACGCAGCGAAGGCGCAAGGGTTCACCGTCATCGAACACGCGGTCAAGGTGTGAGCGACCACCCCAAGCCATGCACATGCGGCTACATCTGCCCAGACTGTGGCGCGCCGCACCCAGTGCCATCCCTCTGCCACGGCCACCGCGTCAAGGTGCACGGCCGCGCCTGCCATGGCTAAGCGCGTCTGTGCCGAGCCAGGTTGCCCCGAGCTAACCGACGCCACCCGATGCCCCACCCATACCCGCGACCGGGACAGGGCACGCGGCACCAAGGCGGAGCGCGGCTACGGTTCAGCCTTCCAACGCGAACGCCGCACATGGCAGACCCGCATCGACAACGGCGAACACATCACCTGCTGGCGATGCGACACGCCACTAACCGGACGCGCCTGGCACCTCGGACACGACGACGACAACCGCGACATCATTCGCGGACCTGAATGCATCGGCTGCAACCTCCGAGCCGCAGGAGCCAAACGGCAACGATACGCCGACTGAAATCTCATTCGTGAGATAGAGGCACCAGGGGGAGGGGACCGGACCGGCCCAACGACAGCC